CGTCGGATGCGAAATTGCCCATGGGTGGCGTCACGCCGTAATTACCGAATTGCCCCGCGACACGTCCCACGGTCCAACCGCTGGCGAGCGTGTAGCCACCAAGTAGATTACCCAATACGTCGGTATAATACTGGATGCCCGTGCCCGACGAGCCAGCAACGCCAGTCACGTTGACGTTGTCGATTTGCATAACGCCAGTCCCGGTTTGCATTAGCAACGGCTGGGCGTATGCGCCGGCTGCCCTCACGTGAGCGCGCACACCGCTCATCCGCAACGCGCCGGCGGTAATCGTCGCGCAACCGGCTGGGGGCGCCAGCAGATCGAACACCGCGCCGTTTACAGCAACATCGCCACCGGTCACCTCCAACTGCGCCTGCTGCTGGTGGACGCTATACCAGTTTGAGAACCCAACAATGCCGCCGTCGATTTTAACCATCGATCCCGTGCTGTTGTCCCCAATGGCGCTGAAGTTGACGAACTGAAGGTATCGAGCCGCCGATATCTCCAGACGCGCGCCGCTGTTGTCGAGCAGCATGTTTGTTATCGTCGCCCATGTGATGCTCGCGGCCGAGGTGAACACCACGCGCCCCGAATAACTGGTGAACCCCTTGATCTCCAACCCGTCCGCCACGCCAACGCGCATGGCTACCGTTTGGAGATCAGTATAAACGCTGGTCAAAATCGGATCGACGTCCATGCCGAACGGCCAGAAATGATACCCGGTTATGTGACTGAAATCGTGAACGCCATCGGCGCCCTCGCCGATCGACAACCCGCAATCGAGCGCGCCCATCTCGATCGTGTCGAGCCAGAACGGCGCCTGAATGCCGTTCGTGGTGATCCCGTCCCACGCCGCCGATATCCGCACGCGCGAGATGATCGGGCGGCACCGGCTTATCGTGGCTATCGCCCACGGGTAACGCACGCCGGTCCCGCCTGGGGTGGACGTTCCTCCAGCCGCGATTGTTTTGAAAGCGGCCCGGCTATTGGCGGAGGCGGGTTGCTGGAACGATATGCCCAGATCACGCACGATCGGCCCGGGTTGATCGCCGCCCGGAACAAGGGCGAAATTGCCGCCGTCCAGCGCGATCACGCATACGGTTTCCGCCGGGTTGAAATCGTCGCTGATGGTTATGATCGTGTTGCCGCGCCCGTCGCCGAACAACGTCTGGCCCGCGCTGAGGGTTATCCGAGATCGGACATGATAACTGCCCGCCGGCAAGTAAACCGATTTCCGCCGTCCGTTCGGCGCGAGGATGGCTGCCGCCGCGTTGATCGCCGCCGCGCTGTCCTCTACACCGGTCGGATCGGCGCCATACGCGAGCGCATTGACCGCTCCACCGCTCGCGGCGCCCGCGCTGGCGATGGCGGCGTTCAGGTCAGCGGCGAGTAGCGCGTCACCGGTTTGCCAGGGATACGTCATGTCGTCACCGCCTGCTTTTCCGCGTCCGACAATGCGCGCGGCCAATAAGACAGGCGACGAAGCCAACCGGTCGTGGCACCCGTGCCGAACTCGTCAGAGAAAAACCGCACGCCATTCGTCGACAGCGCCGCGTATCCCGTGGTCATCGCGACAGTGGCGACAGCGCCGCCATTCAGGCACGCATCGCCAATTGACCCAGAGAATGTCGTAACACCTTTCTGCACAGCGCCGAGCGTCATGACGTTCACGGTATTGACGGGTGTCGCGCCGTCATACTGACCAAATTGAAGACCAGGACCGGCGAATGCCATTGTCTTGCCGCTGGCGCCGCCGCCCACGGCCAGGATACGGTTATTGCTGCCTGGGCTGGTCTGAATGAACTCAACGAACCAACTTCCGCCGGGCGATGTGAACCACGGTGCCATGTTCCCTGATGCGATAATCGGAACGTCTTGCGCTCGTGTGGCCGCCCCGCCCGCAGTGCTGATCCAACTCGTAACAAAAGCCCCGGCCTCGACTTGCGCGTTCGTCACCGATCCCGTCACGGTGCATGTGACCGTGCCGGCCGATGGCGTGAACGTCTGCGACACACGTTGCCCGGCACCCGTGCCGACGAGCGCGCCGGTCGCCGCCCCCGACTTCGTGATCGTTCCGGTGCCGTAAAAAGACAGCGTGTATGACTGCGCGGTCACCGTGACACCCTGCGTGCCGAGCGTCGCGGAGTTCAGCAGCAGATTGGTGCGCGCCTCCTCAATCAGCAGCCCGCGCAACGATCCGCCCGCGTAATCCCACCTCGGCGCGTTGACCGCCGCCGTCTGGATCACGCCGGATGCGTCGGTGTATGTCGCCGTCGATGCGCGGGTGAACGTGACGCCCGCCGGCATGGTGCCGGAAGACATGAAATTGAGGTCGAGCGTCTTACCAGGAGGACCACCGCCAACCGGCGTGCTACCACCACCGGACTGGGACACCATCTGGCGGCTGAAGTGTTTGCACCAGCCCATCGGGCTGACCGGGCCGATGACCTTGCCGCAGGAGCGGGGCGGGACGAAGAAACGGCAGTATCCGCATTTCTCCCGGCCACCGGCGTCGGTGTAGCGCGCGGCGCTCTTGGCGACCCGGTGGACGACGAAGCTCATCCGACAACCTCACCGCGCTTACGTGCCCACGCGGCCTTCATGACAGCGGATCTCCGCTCAGTTGGGTTGTTACAGTTCTGGTTGCTCTCGGCGACATTCTCACCAACCAGACAGATTTTGATGTTGCCGCGTTCATAAGGCCCGGTGTCCCCAAAACGAGACATCACATACTGCCCTCGACGACGCCCACGCTCCTCCCATTTGCCGCTTTCGGCCCAGATCGCGCACCACTCCTCGAAAGTCATCAGGAACGGTATCCCCCGCGCCAGAGCGCGATTGAGATGCCATTTGTATTTGCGCCAAACGACGCCTTTGTTGGGTTGTGCCATGGTGAGAACATAGCGAACTCAGATTGATCATCCAAAGGAAACCAACTCAGCCCTGAAAGGGGCTCCACTCATATCACTGGATTGTTTCCACAAGTTTGCCCTGGTCACCACCTGTTGCCACTGGGCGTCGGCCTGGGCGGCGCGATCGTCGTCCAGCTCGAACAACGCGCCGTGCTTGATCACGCCCCACAGATAGACCGCGTAGAGCTGCTCGAGGATCGGATTGGTGTCGGAGGGGAGGAGGAGAGGCTTCGGCCGCGCGTACCACTCCATCAACACCTGTTGCGGCATCCAGGCGGGGTCCGGCGGGTCGGGGAGGACGGGGTGGGGGAGAAACTCGATACAGTCCCCCGTCAGCCTGTAGGCCGTGCACACCTGCCCAACCGCGCCAACGACGGCGCCTTCCATCCATGTGCTGGAATACGCCCCGGTCCAGTGTCCGCTCCAGGCGTCCTTGAGTTCGAGCAGCTCACCACTGGTGGCGTCACGGATCGACGCCATCGTGGCGAAGTCAGCCGGGAGACTGATGTAGGCGGCGTCGATCGCCTGGACGCCGGACGTGACCATGCAACGGGCGCGCAGGGTCTCGGCGATCTCCGTTTCCACCATCAGGACCCAGCCGGGGATCAGGCTGGCTATATCACGACGATTTAGCCAGTTCTGAACATCGTCCTGGAGCTTCTGATAGTCCGCCACCTACTTCTTGTCGTTCTTCTTGTCGGCCTTCTTGTCGTCATCCTTATCGTCGTCGTGGGTGACGGTCGTCCGCGGCGGCATGGTCACGGATGCCTGCTCGCCGCGCGGCGGCGTGGTCGAGGTGTCCTGCTGTGGCGGGGGGTTCACGCCCGCCCGGTGAGTGGCTCCTTCAGGCGAGACCGGCGGGTCGTTCTCGCCGGGGCGCGCGCGATGCGCTCCCGTCCCACGCGCCGTCGGGTCGGAGAAATCGGGATTGCCGGGGGCCTGGACGCCGTCCGCGGTGTAATAGGGCTGGGTCAGGCTTTCCTCCGCGATGAGGCCCACCCTGATACGCTCCTCGGCCGCCGCCATCGCGGCGGCGACCGGATCATCGGCGTCGGGATAGAGTTTGCCGAGGAGGGAGCGATCAAACCCGTCGATCAGCACCGGGCGCAGCGGCCCCAATGGTTTGATCTCGGTCATTCCGTTCTCGGTGCCAGGCAACATGCCGATGCCGGCCAGCGGCACCGTGCCGACGCCCGCCGTGCTGCCGGGTGGCATGATGCTGCCTCGGTTCATGTTGTAGGGTCCCGCCGCGTCGGGGCCGATGCCGGGCGTGCGCCGCATCGGCGCCGGGGGTGGTGTGGTGGTCGAGGTTCCGCTGGCCATTTCAGAGGGTGCTCCGATCATCGGTTCGGAAGACGCAATTATCCGGGTCGTTCAACCAGGCATTCAGCGCCTTCTCGTCGTTGGTAATCCCGAGTTTCCGTAGGCGGTTCCACACCACGAGCGGGATGCGCGCGACGTGGACGGTGTCGCGCCGCACCAGGGGGTCGAAGTCGGACGCGATCTGTTTGGCGCTCTCGACGATCGCTTTGGTATCCTGCGAGTGGACGAACAGCAGCGTGCCGTCGGCCTCCCGCTCCACCTCGGTCAGGCGACGTGACGAGGGGTTGAAGGATGAATACAGAAGGTTACCCATGGGCGTATGCCATGGTGGAAACGGAACGCCGCCGGGGGTGATACCCCGGCGACATTCCCGGCCATGGACCTTGGTGGAGGCCGTGATGGCCATGAACAAACTGCCCGATATCGACTTCATCCGCGAGTGTCTGGATTATGATCCCGACACCGGAATATTCCGATGGCGTGAACGACCCCGTTCGCATTTCGTCAGCGACAGGGGCCATCGGCAATGGAACGGCAAATTCGCGGGGAAACCAGCGGGATCGCGGTCCCGTCCCGGCGGCCATGCTTGTTGGGTCATCCGATTGTCTGGTCATCTTTGGAGAGCCCACCGCCTCGCGTGGCTCATGATCCATGGGGCCGACCCCGTTCAAGGGATCGACCACATCGACGGAGACCCGCTGAACGATCGGATCAACAACCTCGATGTCAAAGGTGTGACCCTCAGCGGGAACAGGCGCGGTTACGATGCCCGCGTCGTGGTAGACGGGAAATCGCATTACCTCGGGTATTTCAAGACGATCGAGGAGGCCGCCGGAGCGCGGCGAGATGCCGCCGGCATGCCGCGTGGAGAGTTCGTCCGTCATAAGTAATCGCCCGTCCAGATCGTTACGATCACTGATTGAGGTCGGCTATCCACGCGTGCGCCTTCGGCGCCGTCGGCCTTATCGAGCCTTCGAAAATCACCGCGCCCTGTTGGTTGTCGCCGGTCCTGGCGTAATCCGTTTGGATAACGTCACGCCCCGGCAGTGGCGCCAGTTCGACGTAGTCGGTGGAGACCAGCAGGATCTGTTTGGCGGGGCAGAAGCGATCCGGGGCGAGTTGAATGGCGCCGAAGTTGGTCCTGTAAACATCGACCGCGCCCATGATGGTTACTTCTTCGCGAGACGTGACGTTCTGAATGTTCTGCGCGACGACGGCGTTGCCGGTGCCGCCCTGCGACAGCGTGGCGAAGTAGGCTTTGACGTTGCCGCTCATGATGCCGAGCGTCGGCTTGCCGCCCGCCTGCCAGCACTGCTGCACGGCGGCGTCGATCATCGCCAGGGTGAGGTCGCGCAGCGTGCCCGCCGTGCCGACGTTGGACCCGTCGCCAACCGGCATCACGCCCGCGCCCGCGCCTCTCGATCCATTCAGGCAATAGGCGGGAAGCCCCGACATATGCCTTGGATCGGTGATGGTGCGGACCAGCGGGGAGGTGCAGGCGAACTCGAGGTCACGCTTCACTTCCATGCCGCGCAGGATCAACTGGCGATCATATTCATCCTCGCCGCCGACCATATCGACCGCGCGCAGCGTGTTGGACACGCCCACCGTGCGGACGATGATCTGCGCGATGTTGTTCATACGGACCGGCTTCGTGACCGCCTGCATGCTGGCGGTGAAACCCTCGGGCTGGGCATTGTCGGCCACGACCCCAAGCTCCTGGACGATCCACTCGGTGAGGATTTGTTTCGCTTCCACGCTGGGGATCGCCGAGACCAGGGGAGTCTCGTCGGGGTCGATCTGAAAGATCACGTCGCGGAGATCCTCGCGTACGCCTACCGCGACGGGCTCCAGATACGTATTGGCGGGGGCCGCACCCATGGTGCCAAGGGCCATGTCGCATGTCTCCAACGCTGGCGCGGCGCTCCACGTGGAGCCGCTCGCGCGGTGAAACCGAAGAGGGGATTGGTTTCGCGTTGGTCTCGACACGCCTGGCGTGGTGGGTGATCGCTCACTCCACGGGGCGGGAAGGGCCTCGGACGACGGCACGGCCCGCTCTCCGGTGGGTGCTTTCGCACTCCATTGAGCGACGGCGGATTATTGAGACAACACCGCCCCGTTGTCCAGCGGAAGGATGGCGAAACACTTCCTGGAGACCGGATCGCGCCGCGCCGTGCCGTTTTTCTTCCAGGCGGTCAGTCTCCCCGCGATAGCGCCGGCCGGCATGCCCGTTACCGTCATCAACTCCGACACGGTCAGACCGTCAGGCGCCGCCATCCGCAGGACTTCGTAGAGGGAGTGCGCGTCACCCGTCACCACGGGAGCTGGTGGAGGCGGCAGGGGCGGCACGCGGGTCCGCGCTTTCTGACGGGTACCACCCGACGGGTAGGGCGGGCCGCGAAAAGACATCGACACCGGGCCAAACTCACGTTCCATTTCCAGCAACACGTCACGCCTGCGCGTGAGTGTGTTGAGGTCGTCCTGTATCTTCGCCAGTTCCTCGCGCAGCCAGGAATGGACCACGCGCTTCGTATCCGGCTTCAGACCTTTCTTTTTCATCTGGCGCCACCGTTCAGCGCCGCCCGACGCGCCGCCAGCAGCGCGGCTCCGCCCCGGACATCCGGTTTGGCCTGAAACGCCTCGGTCGCCCGCGCGATGCGCTCCGAGGGCGCCGGAGGCGGCGCCACGCCGCGCGCGGGGAGGGACGAGGATGGCGGGGCGGAGGTCTTCGCGCCCTCCACCCACCGGTCGAACAGGGCGGCCTTCATCATGGTCTTGAGGTGGTGGGGCGAGGAGAGGCCGCGCAATTCGTCACGGCTGAAACCACCTTTGCTCGTCGCCCATTCGACGATCTGCTGTTGCGCCTCCAGACGCTGTTGGGGATCGGCCCAGAACGGCAGCTCTTTGGCGAGCTGTTCATTGGCGGCGGCGACCGCCTGCTCCATGGCACGGGCCTGGGCCTGGCCCTGGAGGGAGTTGAGGTTGAACAGACGCTGTTGCTCGGCGAGCGCGTGTTCATACTGGGCGCGTTCCCGCAGGTATTGTTGTTGATCAGTGTCGATGAGGCGCGGATCGGGCGGTTGGGGCGGATTCTGGACCATCTCCTGAAGCCGCATCAGCTCCGGCTGGATATGCGGCAGAACCTCGGCCAATGCCCGCTGCTGCGCCTCCAGTTGCTGGCGCTGCTGGGCCAGTCCTTGCCTTTCCGTCGCCAGTTCCTGCGTTTTCACGGTGTAATCAGCCGATTTATCGGCGGCGTACTTCCGCAGCTCCGCCATGGTCCGCAATTTACGGCCCTCGATCTCGATTTCGCCGGGTAGCGGGCCGTCAGCGGAGGATGGAGGGGTCTGGGGCGTGGACTCCGGTGATGGCGGCGCCTCGCCGGGGACGCCAAGGGCTTTTTCCATCGCGCTGAGGGTCGATGGCGCGGGTGTCGGCGTGGTTCGGGGTGTTTGAGGTGTCGGAGGAGGTGATTTCGCCAGTTCCGCCGCCGGTGGACGCCGTTCGGGGGCCGAAGGCGGTGGCGGAGGCGGTGCTTCCGCGCGCCGCTGGCGCGAGAGCAGACGCGCCGCCTCGGAGACGGAGATCGGCGGGCGCTCGGTCGCGGGTGGCGATACGCCGGAATCGGGAGAGGTGGCTGGAGCGGGCGTCGAGGCGGGCGCGGGGGAAGAGGTCGGAGTGGAGGTTGGGGTGGAAGTGGATTCAGACATGGGTTATCGCCCTTGATAGGGTTGCAACCGCTGGAATATCTCGCGGTTTGGATTGCTTCCCGAAATCCGATAGCCAGAGAGTGTCCTGGCGTCCGGGTATTGTTCCAGCAACGCGGCGCGTAGTTGCTTTATGGTCGCCGCGCCCAGACTGTTCGCCCCCTCGGGCGATTGGAGATCCGCGATATGCAACTCGCCCACCCGCGGGTTCCATTCCGTATCGACGGTCCCGAGGTGTTCGCCAGCCGGATTCCTGACGTAATACGCGTGGTTGCCGGGGACGGTCAGATCAGCGTCGCCGGACATTGGCCGCAGATTGCGCGGATTGACCCGCTCAAGAATGAGACCTTTGCCCCCGCTCGACGTGGTCCCCATCGCCACGCCCTCGGCCGTCTGACGCGCCGCTTCCAACAGTCCACCGCGCGTCGGGTGGCCGCCCTCCCAGACCTGA